AGTGAGTGTAGATCCTGAGTATAATATAGGCTCGCGCGGCTTAAGGATAACCTTCTCAAGTCGTTTGCCGGAGTCGGATCGAACGGTGATTGGCATCATACACTGAGCAATGCACCCATCGACATCTTCACGCATCTTCTCCGGAAAGAGAGAGCGGTAGACATCGAATAGCGCTTTGGTGTGTGACTTATCACAATCCGAAATGTCAACATTATACATGTCGACTCGACCTGATGGATGGCGTACGGAAAAACAACTGTCATCCGAGAAGAAGACAAAAGTGGCCCGATGGCGCGGGTGTAAGAGTTTATCAAATACTTCCCGCATCATAGAATATGACGGGGCTTTGCAAAATATAAACTCACAACCGGCGTGGATAAAAGTGGCCTTTGATTGTGCTTCTTTCATGAATGAGGTGAGGCGGAACCCTAAAAGCGAGGCGACGACACCTAAGTCGACGATAATTCTCATCTTTTTACCGTGTTTGGCAATCTCGTCTTTCTTGGCCTTCATAGCCACACGATCGACCCATCCCTTCCAGTTAAACTGGCCGCTCTCAATGAGTTCTTGAAAACCAGCGATCCGGAGTGCACGTTTAACGTGTGGATCCGCATGGTGTTGCAAGGCTTCAATGAAAGCGTCCTGATAACCTTCGAAATGGGGTTCGAGGAGACGACGGTATAATATAAATATATTTTGGTGGGACTGTAGAAATTTTCCCTGGAGCGCACGTAACACCTGCTCTAACCCTGGACATTCCGGTTTACGGATACACGTCAACCGGCGCAACCCATGTACCAGATTGACATTATCATCTTGGTATATGAGTGCTTCCGAGCTGACGGAAGGTCCAAAGACAGTGCGGTATATGTTGCGCTTCATGAAATCTTTCAACGGTACACCGGAGGGGAAATTAATTTCGCCATTAGGAAGGAAATACTCCTTTCCCTTCAAAATGTCGAACTTGTCATTCCAGACAAATCTTCCTTCTACGGTTACCGAGCTAGTCCCCCAGCGAAATACGGGACAGTAAGTTGGGGAGGTCGTACTGCCCGGTTGTAGAAATCCGGCCCGCTCTTGGTGAGGGGTGTGCTCATCTCCATCCGCAACGCGCGAACCACGGAGTGGTTCATGAACAACATTACTGTGTTGCACGTTACTTGGGTGAGTGGCACCTTGTGTACCTCTACCATTTGATAGATAGTGCTACCGAGGTACGAGTTAAAGAATTTAACTCCCTCGGGTGTGCGCGATATTACTAGGCGCTTGGCTAGCACTGGATCTTCATAGAGGAGGTCCAAGACGGAGGGATCTACAAGCCCCATCGTCATGTGTGTGTACCCGGCTGATTTCAAGTACTGGGCTACTTCCCGATAGTAGCGTTTAGCAGTAATGCTTGTGGTGAACCAGTCGAACCAGGTAACCTGCTCGTGGAATGCTGGGACTATCTCCTCGACCGTCGTGTACTTAGCGTACAGGCGGTCGGGGACATACTCCCAGGTGGTGCGTGCCCCGGGCAGGATTTTGCAGAACCCCAACCACAGAGCTGACCACATCCCAACGTCTGGCATCGCATTGGATGAGAGGTATATAGGCTCGCTTTGATAAGGGCATGGTAGCGGGCCGTAGGGATGGAGTTGAGCAAGGTGGGGGGCTATCGGGGCCAACTCTTCGGCAGAAGGAACCTCTTCTTGAGCTTCGTCTTCGTCCGAGAATGACCCGTCGTGCACCGTGTCCACTTGGGGTGGTGACTCCACGACTGTGTGTTTTCCGTCCAGCTTGACTTCTGGAGGCGCAACGACGTCGGGGATGTTAGCAGGGGCGGAGTTATCCTCCACGGCAACTAACACAGAGGCTCCATCCTCAGCAGCAACCGCAGGTGCGGGAGCGGCCGGGGCAGCTTTGAATTCCGGGACGTCCTTCTCGAACGCCTCCAGAACCTCGTCTGCCTCGGCCCGGAGTTGTGCGGGTGTGCGATGCGCAAGGCCATCTAAAAACGCCAAATCCGGATTGATAGCCGGAGGGCGTGTGAAGTCGGGACCGTATTCAACAGTCTGCGGCTCCGTTAGCGGGCTCTTGGTCTCGCCCACCAGCACATGCTTCTTGGGCTTGCTTTGGGGGGAGGGGGTCACCACAGCAGTGGTCTTCGCCTCCAGAGGGGCGGTAGAGTTGTCAACCTCTTCACAGGCATTGACATCAGCGAACATCTCTTCCATGTCCTTAAACTCAACATTTGACTCCACTGGTAAGATTTCCTCGTCCAGTGGGTGGGTCACAGGTATTGCTACCGCGCCATACAAATCTTTGAGGGGGAGACCCTCAAAGGAGGTGTTGAGCCTAGTTACATAGGCGAGAGTCCATTTGTTGCCAATGGTCTGCTGGGGGTTGTGCCCGTGGCACGTGTCAACCACACACGTATGGGCAGCTACAGTTTGACAGAGGAACCAACTCAACTTCTTGGTCTTCTCTGCGGCGCGTCTGGCAGCGCCGTCCAAACCTGTGCTCTTCGCCCCGACTTTCTTTGGGCGGCGATGGTAATGACCGGCGATCATACAATCAAGGAGTCGACACTCCTTGATCTTCGCGATCGGCTCAGGATACGACTCACCTTCCTCTGGGGATGGTGGGCCGCCGGTCAGGGCCTCCGTGTTGGTTTTCCACGGTCCCTTCTTCTTCTGAGTCTTGGCTTTCTTCTCCTTATTTCCGCCCTTCGAGGGCACCTTCTTGTTTTTGGCAGCGCTTGCTGAAGGCGTTGCCTTGACAAGAGGTTTTCCAGATTTGCTGGCCTTGGGGAGTGCGTGGGATAAGGGCGTAAATTCGCACACCTTACCTTTCACCTTAACCTTGTCCAAGGGGGGTACACTGGAAGTACCGAAGCTTTGAGGGCCACCTGCTAAGCAGTCAGGATGGTTACCTCCGTGTACGTCGAATTTCTTAAGGTTCGACATAACATAAGCCCCCAAGCGCGGGGGAGGCGCTCATAATATACTATGATGCTTGGCGCGGATCAATGGCAGAAACATTGCTTCAGCTTGCAATGCGCATTGCGAAAAGACCTGCGCGCCAACCACAAAAATAAGAGAGGAAGGATGCTACGGTTGGAGCCGTAGTTGGATGGGATTATCTATACACAAATTATGCTTATATTAGAGTCATAAAGTGTGTTATTACCAGACGCGAAGGCGGCAAACAGAGTGACGTTCAGCGGCACTGCACCGTCCGAGACATAATAGCCTTGAGACGAGAGTGACGATGTTGCCAATCCATTTGGGTTCATAGACATCTGGGAGCCGGCGACCGTGGAGCCAAGTGTGGCTAGGTACAACCGAAATTCGCCAGCAGCGGCAGAGCCGTGGGCGAATGTGGCGTTAAAGCGGACGAGATAAACCCCTTTCGGCAAGAGGATATCGCCGGTTTTAACGTCATAGGTGGCGCCAAAAGTATTCTGGATCACGGGTGGTCGAAGATTGTACGCGACGTTATCGGTCACGAACTCTTTGACATCGTTCTCTCCAGCATAGAAGAAGCATGCAGACGAAGGTACGGCAGCAATGATTTGGGGGACATGGAGCTCTATGGAATAGTGTACCCAGAGCTTTCCTATGGCATCGGTATTGGGCATACCAGTCGTGCAAAGAAAGAAATTGCACGCGTCATAAGATGTAATATCACCCGGAACATTGCCGTCACGGATAAATTTGCGTGGGCCGGTGGCATGTATGGCTCGGGGATCGAGGTTACATGTGATACCGCGCCACGGAACGTCTTCGATTGCTCCTTGGTAAGAGGCGACCTGTTGTTCGGTCCCAGGTGGTGGTTGGGAGGCGTCATAGTCAGCGGCCAGAATAACAGATCCGGTGGTGGTCGTACCTGTACGCGTAATGAACTCAAATTGAATTTTACGGACATGGTACTGCTGATAACGCTGGGCTTGGGTTGCAAGCCAGGGGAACACACCTGGAAGGCCGGGCTGAACTGAATACTGCGTGACTTGGAAAGAAGTCGAACCATAGACAGTGCCGAGCAGTTCACTATGTGAAACATGCTCGCCTTTGCCCATTTTGTTCATAGACGCAGACCCAGATAGGGCGGCCTTGGAAGATGCCACGGGGGCAGTCACCACACGCCCGCGGCTACGGGCGATGGCTGAGGCTCCTTGAATGGCTAAACGACCGATGGCACGGCCGTTACCTTTCGGGAGGTATGGGAGCATAACGCGTGGATCACGCGCAATCAGTGCTCGGAGAGCTCCCTCTCCGGCACGTACGATACGTCGCCTACGACGATTACGGAATGTGTTTTTGGGAGTGTAAAATTTAGTCAGTCAGGCTACACCTGGCGTTGACTGACGTAGACAAGGTCTGGGCCTACTACCGGTAAATACCAGTGGTTACTCCGAAATCCGATCCGTTGCGATGTGCGCGTGCCCCGGCGGCCTCACGATGTACGCTCTCACATCGCACGAATTAATCGGCAGAGCCAACGCGTTTCCACCGCGCTGCGCGACTATTCGAACTCCCCATTTCCCTTACGATTCACAGATCTAACAATCTCTCGTGGGCAAGCTTCCATTTCCACCAAGACACTCTTCAGCAGAGTATAGCTAGGTTTACACCGTCTTGGTAGGCGGAGGTAGGTCGCATGGGCACTCGAGATTCGAGGGTAGGGAGGAGGACGCCGGGCGTCGGGTGCTCTCGTAACACCGTTTGCCCCTTCCGTAGTGATATTAGCATTGAAAAGACTAAAGTAGCATATATCACAAGTCGGGGCCGAGAAAGTGGCCGTAGCCAGCGCGGTGTGACCGCG